GTGCGGTTGCTGTTGGTGCGTTTGCTAATATTGTTGCACGTGTTGAGTTTGCAGCGGTTGCTTCTGAGTTCCAACTAAATGTTTCGCCACCGTTAATGGTTGCAATTAATAAATTACCAAAGTTATCAAGAGACCAGATTCCTGGTGCAGTAACAACATCTCCTGATGGCGCACTGTTCCAAGCAGCAAAAGATGCAGCATCCGTTACCGTTGCTCCAGAACTATGCGCAGCAGCCGTAGTTCCTTGTGATCCTCTTGTTAAACCGGATAGTGTTCCAGAGTCATCGTTTGCTGTGTAAGCAATAAGTTCAGTTCCAATCAACACCGTTCCAGATGAAGAAAACGAAGAGGAACTCGCCATGGTTAAACTTGTAGCGCTATCGGTTAGAGATGAGGATAGCGTTGATGTAAACTGTCCTGATAATCGACCACCCCATTGTCCAAGACCCCAACCGGTTGCAGCCGTTTCTAATGCTAGACCTACAGGATAATAATACTGAACTCGTATACCTCCAGATGTCGTTGCACCAGAACCAGACTCTGCTGATGGCATGGTAATCGTAATCGTCGTATCAGACGGAATAGTAGTGACTGCAAATTTTTTATCATCAAAGTCTGTAGAACCAAAATTAGAATTAGTGATTGATGAAAAGTTATCTAGTAAAATAACATCTCCAACGTTTTCAATATTATGTGCACTAGCAAATGTAATGGTAACGGTTGATGATCCGTTAGTAGTTGTAAACGCACTTGTTAATGTTGTTGTCGATTTGATTGGATGGATGTCATAGAAAACACCACCTGAATAAACATACAATACTCTGTTAGTTCCAAGCGCTGCATATTTAATACCCGCTGTTGTTACAAAATGATGAATAGCTGTATTACGACCCGTAATTTTTGTATCACCAAGTTGAGTCCAACCACCTATTTTTTCAGGAATACCATATCTAAATCTAATATTATCACCATCAGTCCATTGTCCTTCACCACTAGAAGAACTAACTTGTTTATTTATTCCTGGTGCAAATCTTAGTTTTTGTAACATAATCTACCTCGCATTGTTTGGCACCCCATTAGAATTTACGAAGGGTGACTCTGCAAATGCTGCATAAATAAATGTAGCACCACTTGCATTTCTATCAGTATTAGAGTTTCTCATTTTAAATCCGTTTGATAGTAAATCTCTATCTGTAAAACTTGCCTCTGCATTAGCATCGTCAGGCAATAAATAATTACTTGTAACATTATGAGGATCTCTTTTATTATCAATTAAAACCCAATGACCAGTTGCTGATGTTTTTTTTACAAAAACCCAAGCAGGTCTAAATCCAGTATAGACAAATGTACCATCTGCATTTCCGTTACCTGTGTATGTGCCAAATTTGCTATAACCTTTTTTTGCAGCAAAACAATAAGCAACATAATTTTGACCACTCGCACCTGTTAAGTTACCTGAACCACTACCTGATACAAAAACAGAACTTGTTGTTCCAGTATTAACAGTATCATTAAAACCAGCACTTCCAGCAAAAACAGCATTTGTTAAATTTAATTGTAAAACTTCGTTGTTATTTAATGTATCTGGTAGAGCCACACACCAATGATTAGTTCCATTTCTTTCTTTAACAATAATCAAACCTGGTTTTGCTCCAAGACCATGACCCACTGTATCTGTTGCAGTTGAACTAGCAGTGTAGGTGACGATACTAAAACCAGCAGTTTGATTTGCACTTACTGAACTTGTAATATCACCATCACTATTTGATGATGCAGAGCCACCAGCAGCCCAGCACCAGGCTACATACGTTGCATTATTTTGATTCCAGTAAGCTTTATCACCTGATGCTTCTGATCCATCTTCAACTCTAAAACCATCTGATAAAAAGGCACTTAGAAAACCAAAACGATCTTGTGCTCCAGCACCTTCTATACCATTACCATTTGATTGTAATTCTGAATCTTGACCAGCACCTCTAACAACATCTAGTAAATTGTGACCTGCAGCATCATCTCTACGTTTACCCCAGACCCAATCGGGTTGGAATCCTACGCCAGTTATATCTCTAGATTCATTATCGTTACCTGTCCATGTAACAGTGTTAAAAAATAAACCTGGATCGTCTACAGTTGTATAAGCCATTATCCAAACTCCGCTAAATTTTTAGAACATAACGCAAAATAACCCGAAGGTACAGAATATTCAAAATTACCATGTCCGTTTGCATCTGCGTTGCCTGATGAGATTGAGAAAGCTGGAGAGCCAAAATTAGTTTCCCAAGTAGAGGTCGGTGTTGTGCCTGTGCCACCAAGAGCCATAAAATATTGATCAGCACTTGCAAAATTAAATGCTGCACCTGTACCACTTGAACCACTTGTTGGATCGCCAGAGTTTTGAAATGTTCCGTTTTTAGAAAAATAAATGTAACGATTATCCATATCTACTGCAACTCCAATAATATCACCTGTTGTGTAACTATTTCCATAACTTGTGTATGATGAATTATTAATTTTTCTACCATCTATAAAATACGCAAAACCACCAGATGAATTTCCAAAAGGAGTATCCCTATAATCACTTTCAATTCCAATAGCAGAGTTACCCCCATCTGAAATAGCACTTAATTTAGCTTCCCAATACCATTTTCCTGATGATACAGCAAAATTTGAAACGGAATATCTAGCAGTAGATGATGATGTAACAACTTTAAGATTACCCTCACTAAATGTGTGTGAACTAAAATAATTAGCCAAATCATTTAATGTACAAAAATTATTGGTGCAAGTATCTGTAGATTGACTAGTTGCTCCAGCAAGTGATGTATTCAAATCATTACCATTTCCAGACGTATCAGCACCTAAATTTGAACTGTCTTTAAATTCAAGATAAAATCCATTTGTACCAAAAGTAACATCATTTTTAAAATCTATTGGTTTCCAAATCGTAGGACTATCTTCGTCAAACTCTCCAAATGATGTGGGAGTTAATTGCTGTCCATCTATAAGAGCCACCTCTGCTGCATACCCAGGAAAATGATCTGTGTCTTGTTGTTTTCTAAAAAGATAAATAACATCACTTGAATCATTAAAACCTAAATTTTCGTTATAAGACATGGCAGTTGTTGATGAAAAGCTAGTTATTTGAACACCATTAACATACATTTTTTGTCTATCAATTTCTTCTGTGGCCGCACTATTAACAGCAACGACAACGTGCATCCAACCTGTGGTATCCCTAAATAATGCATTTGTATTTAATTGAAAACCACCACCATTTGCTTCAGTATAAAATGATAATCTACCATTTTGGTCATCTCTAAAACGAACACTTATATAGTAATTTGGTGACGCACCGCTTCCCCCCATGTGTATTAATCTTGGCACATCTGTATTTCTCTTACTTCTTTTAATCCAACAAGAAAAAGTAAAAGCTTTATTTGAAGTTCCAGCTTGTGATAATGTTCTACTAAAATGGTCATCCGTACCATCAAGTCTTATTGAATTATCTACATTGTAACCTGTATCTCTAACTGAATTTGCTCCAAGAATGGTAGGCATTAATCCTCCAACGTTGGCAGTTCACCGATGGGTCTTGTAACAGATCCATCCTCTTGTTCTGTGTAAGTATACAAAGTTTCTAATGCTGCAGTGTCCGCTGCATTAGTAATCGATGTTTCCATCTGAGCTGCTTTCGTTCTAACCGCTGCTCTGTGTGTTGTGATTGAAGATGGCACCGCTGTGCCCGCATCTGCTTTTCTAATAATATACCAATCTGTTTCTTGTAATATAACAGCAGCTTCTTTTTTAATATTTCTAATTAATACTGTTTTTAAACCTTCAGTTTTAACATCCCCAACTTCTTTATCACTTGGTAAAAATCCATTATCTGAGTCTGCTTGTGTCCATAAAGTATCTGCATGTGCTTTAGCGGTTGCTGTTCCATAAGAACCTGTAACTTTATTATTTGCAAAAGAATAAGTTACATCTGTGTTTACATACCACTTTTCATCTTTTTTATTTGTTTGATTTACTGTAACAGTATAAACACCAATCGCATTTCTGTCGCTTTCGCTCCAAAGCGTAAATATTGATTTTGGATATTGAGTATCTCCAATAGTAACACCTTTATTACCTGCAAAATATTTTGTTATTGATCCTGATTCGACTAATGCAAACATATTATGATAACGTTAGGTTTAGATTTCTTCCGACTTCTAAAAATTTTGAGCCGTTATACCTAAACACAAACAAGTCTCCTTTACTAGCTGTTGTGGTTAATGTTGGTGCTGTATCCGCTGTAAACTCATACGCGGCGTTAAATGATAGTGTTCTTGATCCTGTGCCATCTTGTATAACAAGTAGTGAAACAAACTGGCCAGCGACAGCATTTGATCCTGCGCCTAAAGTTCTGTTTGCACCAAGAGTTACTTTTGCAACAGGAGATGCTGCAACATCCCAAGAGATAGTTGATGCATCTGTTAGCGTAGCTTCTTGGTTAAAAGCTGCAGCACCAAATATAGAAGTACCTCCAGCTGACATATCCATAGTCAACGCTGTTACAGCAGAACCACCATCATCACCTTTAAATATAATATCTTTATCTTGAACACTTGCAGTTATAACTGCATCGCTTGAACTGTTACTGATATCAAGAATAGATGTTCCACCAGATTTAAATGTTACATTGTTACCCGCTGCATCTAATACTATGTCCGCAGCAGCATCAACAGTAAGATTATTAGCACTAATGGTCATGTCAGTGCCATCACCTTCAATTTTTTCTGAGTCTCCACCAAAAACAATTCCAACGTTGTTTGGAATGTGTACATCTGATGTTGCTGTTAAATTAATTTTAGCTCCAGAGGCAATCGTTAAATCTGTTCCATCACCAGAAATTTTTTCTCCAGAATCTGCAAATCTTAATTCTTTTCCTGACGCCATAAGAAAAGCAGAGACATCTCCATCAAATCTTGCGACCTCAGTTGATGAACCACCATCATTAACTTTAAATATGATATCTTTATCTGATGTTGCAGACTCAATAATAAAATCAGTTGAACTATTTGTAAACGTAGCAATCGATGTGCCGCCATCTTTAAAAATTATATCTGCACCATCTGCATCAAGAATAATATCTGTTGTAGCATCTAACGTAATCGTAGATCCTGAATCTATCTCTGCGATAACAGGTGTCGTTAAAGTTTTATTTGTTAAAGTTTGAGTGGCAACAAGAGATACTAAAGTTGAGTTAGAACCATCAGGTAATAACATTTCATTTGTAACGCCTGCTGAGTGAGGTTGTGCTTTTAATATTTGGCCATGAGTATTAGCCTCACAATTAAATTGTATCGCACCTGAGTTTGAATTACCTCTAACCGTTACGTGTCCTGTTCCTTTTGCTTCAATTTCTAAATCAATATTAGAGTCACCACCTGTTGCAGATAGTTTTGGTGCGTTACCTGTTGCAGCATTTGTTACATCAAACTGGTTGACTGCTGAACTCGTTGTTTGAAATATAATTTGTTCGTTACCATTTTCATCACCAATAAAATGTGCATCATCAATTAAAATATTATGTGAGTTAGTATCTAAGTTACCACCTAGTTGTGGAGAAGTATCTTCTACCACATTTGATATTGCGCCTGAGGTAGCAAGTCCTGATACCACAGTTGATCTTGCAACTTTTTTAAGACCACCACCTGAAGTGTCAACAGCTAAAAATACATCATCATTTGCTATTGTAGATATTTCAGAAAGTGAACCAACAGCAACTGAATTAAAGTTTGTTCCATCTGCGATTAATAAATTACCTGAAGTATTTGTTCCCATGACGATATCATCGCCTGTAACTGTAAGATCTCCACCGACCACTACGTCTCCATTAAACGTAGCTTTTCCGGCTAACGCCATATCAATATCTAATGCTGTTATCGCTGATGAATCATCTGTTCCTTTTATTTTAAAATTTTTATCAGCAACACTAACCGTTAGTTCTACGTCTGAAGAATTATTTGCAATATCTAAAATAGAAGTACCGCCATCTTTAAAAGTTACGTTTGCGCCATCAGCGTCTAAAATAATATCAGCAGGTGAGTCTATTGTAATATCTCCACTTGATGTTGCGATTGTAACTGCAGCATCTCCTGTTGAAATATCGTCAGCTGCAACACCTAATGCAAAACCTGTATCAACAATATTTGTTCCATCTGCAAAAACTAGTTTTGAAGTTTTTTCTGTTGCAGCAAAAGTAACTCCAGTTCCTGAAGCTGTTTTAAACTGAACCGTGTGTGATCCTGATGTTGCGTTTTTTACAATGTAAACTTTTTCTAATGAGTCTGGGACCGTTACAATTTGATTGCCTGTTATCGTCCCTGTTAATTCAATAACTGCTTGTCTTGCATCACTACCCACTGTAGCGTTTGTAATACTTAGTGCAGTTGTTTGTGCACCACCTGCAATAGACTTTGCAACATAACCCGATGTAATTTCTTGAAACATCTGTAGGTTAACATTCGTTTTATCACCCCAAAGACCGGATGCTTCTCCTGTTGCTATAAGTTCTATTCCTAGTGTTGAAAATGATGATGCCATATTTTAATCCTAAGGTGTTGGAGAGTTGACTGGTATTCTGATTGTGCCATCAGTGTAGTCATCTCTTCTACGTTGTCCTATTTGTTCTCCTCCAAATTTTTGTATCTCAGTTTGATATCTTTGTTCATAGTATTGTATCATATCTGGTGGACCTTTCAAGAATCCAAAAGCTTCTACCAAACATGCATACAATAAACCATTTGGAAAATTTAAACTGATGTAACTTGTTTCGTTACTGCTTGCTTCTAATTTATCCGGGATTTTTGTAAAGTGTATCTGAACCACATATGCTTGATCAGGCACAGGCACCACTCTAATCTTACCTGAGTTCGTTGCGCCATCTCCAGTTCCGCCTTGACCCATCGCGTAATATTTAGGTTGGCCTGTTGACGTGTTTGCTGCAATATATTCTTCTAAAAAGGTAACATCTTTTTTAATTAAATATTTATTAGCACCGGTTGATCCAGAGGTTGCATCAAATACTTGTACTGCTCTAACAACGTGTGCGCCCGCAGGTGAATTTACAAAATCTTGATCGGTTGTAAAATTTGTAACTTGTATATCTCTGTAAGCATCAATTGGAACATCTCTGTAAATTCTATACTCAGCGTCTAAAACAATACCTTCAATGATCGTGTCAGTCAAAACCGTATCACTAACCTCTGTATAAGCTCTAATTTTTGTTCTTAAATTTGTATAACTTATTCCTGACATATTAACTCTCTAATGTAGCTGGCCCAGAAGTGCAAAATACACCTCCTCCCGACACTCCTCCTGTTGTAGCGGTATTAGTATCAACAGTAAAGGTATAAAAATCTTCTGTCGTGCTACTAATCACACTACCACTTGAATCTTTTCTACCTACCGTAATGGTATAACCTGCTGCCTTTGCAATGTTTGATCCACTAATACCATCAAAACTTTTAGGATTTTCAAAACCATCTGGGTCTGATGTTGTAGATACAGGTCCTCTAAATCTAACCGTATCTCCAGTTGATCGACCATGACTTTTTTCAGATACATTTATAATACCTGATCCTGAGGCCATTGTTTGAAATGAGTCTGGTTCTAATAAAATTAACCCTTCTGGCTCTGTTCGATCCACTCTAGAATCTTTTAACCCTTGTGGATCACCAGCATAAGCACGTGGTTCTAACTGTGGATGTTTAGATTCATACTCTGATATGTGCACTAAAGATCCATTCCACTCTTTGACCATTTCACGATACGGAAACTCCATACCTGATCGATCTGATATTGCTTTTGCATGTTTACCTTTTGCAAATCCTGTCATTAGACCCCCTCACCAAAATAAGTTTTAGGTGTAATAAACGAACTAGAAGAAGATCCATCCTCTGCTAGAGCTCTTGAAAATTCATCTTCGTATAATAATTTCATTGTTTGTATTCTATCTGGTGCATACTTTTGTGCTAGGTAGTAAGATAATCCTGACACCATACATGGCACAAATCTGTATGGAACATCGGTTGCATCAGTGTATGTAGCATCTACATCTTGAATTCTTTTTACAAAATAAATGTGTAAATCTTTTGATGCATTAGATGAGTCTGCTGTTGGATAAACCGTCAGTGTTGTTTTATCAATAAGTCTTTGCACATAATATTGTGATGGTGTGCCTTTTGATAATTTATTTGCTAACGCAGAATACGCTGCCCTATTTATTTTTGTGAGCGCTTGATCAGCTTGTGTGGTTTGTGTTCGATTAGTTCTAAGAGTTACCTCTAATATATCAGCTACACCAAAAACACTTGATGGTGCATTGGTTGTTGAACTCGTTCCATCACCTGATGATCTAAAAAAATTATATTCTGTTTGGCCTTCAATTAAATCTATATTGGTTTCTCCAACTTCCCAATAGTGAACACCTCTGTTACCCCATTCTTGAAAAAGAATGTTTAGAGATCTTCTTGCCGTTTTTAATTGATATCCCGAAACAGCTTGTAATCCAATTCTTTCGTATGCCTCTTCAATAATCTCATCGACTGCAAAAGTTTTATCAAACGTTACTGTTCCAGAAGTAGTATTAGCCATCTACCCTCCTAGTAATTTTTTATAAACTCTGCAATAACTGTATAAGTATTTCCAGAATCAGCTGCACCTGGTACAACAAAATTTACATCGTTTTGATTTGAGTTAGATGAAGTGTTTGCTGGTATCCCACCAAATTCTCTAAAATCCCAATATCCAGAATCTATTAAAGTTACGATTGGAATATCTCCATCAGAATCTTCATAGTCTAAACGAGCAAAAGAGTCTTGACCATCTCCATTCGAACATGACCACCAAACTCTTTGTAAACTTACTGTAGTGCAAGACTGCCCTTGAGCGTTAGCCGCTAGTGCAGATACATCTGCGAATACAGTTGTTCCACCGGTTCCATCTGATTGGTTTACTATTTTTATGGTCACTCTCTTGTCATTTTGTTGCAAGATAGTTGGACCTGTTACTGTGTCTGCCATTGTTTCCCTCCTTAATCAAGAAACTGTGGGGGCCGAAGCCCCCACAAAATTATATATTACTGATCTGCAAATGCAGGTGCATCTGCACTTTCTGCATAACCGTGAATAAAGTAATTCGTACTATCTTTAGCTATAATATTAATTTCAAAGCAACCAAAATCTGTAAGAGTTAACTTTGAGTTAGAGCTTCCGTTAGAGTAAATTGATGCGTTATCAGCATTTGAATCTAAATGAACGATACAACCAATGAAAAAGTTAGTATTCCCTGGTGTTACGATAATTAGATTTTCTGCTTCTTCTGCAGCGCCGCCATAGATCAATTTGTAAGTTTGACCAGCAACTGGTGCAGGTAAAGTAATTGTTCTGTTAGCTGCGATTGCAGGAACTACAAGAGTTCTTCCACTGTGTGTTGCAGCGTCAAGAGTTTTATTCTCATCTCCTAATGCTACAGGTGCATCACCCATAGTAATGATTTCAGTAATCGCTCCAGTAGAAGAGTTTTTACTGATAGTTTTAACTGTAGTTTCAGATCTAACTGGACCTGAAAAAGTTGTTGTTGCCATAGTTGTATCCTCCTAGTTTTGAACATGGTCTCTAGGCCGTCGACTATACTCGTCCATGCTCAAATTAATTGTATAGTAATTTTCGTATATAGTAGATTTGTGAAAAGTGCAAGGTATCCTTATGAAGTGTAACCACTTTTATATGTTGCCTAGTTAGCTAGCAAAAAGATGAACTTCGAAATCTTTGCTATTTCTAGGACTCTCTTGGTTTTTTAAGATCGATCTAATTACTTTTTTGATCTCATCTCCAAGAGCTGACATGTCTGGTGTCACTAATCCGCCGTTTTCAAGAAACATCTCGTTCCACTTGCTCTCGAGTTTTAGTTTCTTTGCGAACAACACCATGTTGTTGTCTGCCATCATCAACCTCCTCATAGGTTAAATAAAAACTCCCTGTAAATTTTAACAGGTTCGGCTCCCATTCTATATCATTTTTTCCTAGATAGTCAATGATTAGCTTATGTAACTGGTCTAGCTTTGTAACCTCACTTTTAGTGTCGACCACAAATTTTGTTTTTAATCTATGAGTATAAATTTTAACGAGATATGAAAAATTCATGCTTTCTTTTACCATAAAAAAAGGGGGCCCGAAAGCCCCCTTTAATTGTAATACTTTACTTATTACGCTCCTGGAGATCCAAAGATACCTCTAGGGTCTGAGAATCCAAAAGAATATCTCTCTCTAGCTTTGTATCTAACGTTTCCAGTAGTGAAGTCACCTTCCATAGCTGTTTTCACAGGTGATCTAACGAACATTTTCAATCCATTAGGCACATCTGTTTTAATGAAAAACGCATCGGTGTCAGTTAAGAAATGGTTCACAGTATAACCCTGTGGAATCATTCCCATTGATCCGACTGCGTTAATGTCATTGTCAGCTGTTCCAGTTCTACCTGCAGACTTCATAAGTCTTTCAGCAGTAAATTGAAGCTCTGAAGGAATAATCATTTTTACTCCTCTTGCTGCAATTTTTAGACCTCTTTCATCAGTAAGTGCTGCAATGTCAATTAACGACTGCTCTAACGATGTTTCGTTTAAGTCAGACGCTGTTGACAATTCGTTTCTGAATGTTCCAGCAACGATTGGGTGGTCAGTCGCACAAAGCTCCTTACCATCTCCACCAGCAAATGATGAATCGAACGCGTTGTTTAAAACATTCGCAGCTTTAACTTGTTTTGTGTTTGACATAGATCTTGCAAGAGCTTTTGTGTATCTGCTTGCTAATCTGTCGTACAAGTTGTCTTCGATCGCTTCTTCAGTGATTGAAAACGCAAGTGCGATTGTTTCGTTTGTATAACGAGCTGTGAACGTTTCGTTTGCAGAATCGAATGTTACACCTTGGCCCTCAGCTTTTACAGCTGCGTTACCAAAGCCTGATAACATCACTTCTTCCTCGAACGCTCTGTCTGAAGTTTCTACATCGTAGATTTCAGCATGTTCGTTATCGTATCTGTTGTACTCCAGGCCAAATAAAGCATTCAAACCTGGCTCTAGTTCTTTAACTAGTTGTCCTCTTGTTATAGCCATATAGTTATCCTCCTATTATACGCCTGTTGCGGTTAAGTAGAAGTGCTCAATAATGATAACTTTAAAGTTAACATTTGCTGAACTTAAATCATTATTTCTAATATCATCTGATACTCCAATAATTCTTAAGTTTGCAGTAGTTGTTGCTAAAGTACTATCACCTAACTCAGTTTTTGAAATAAAGTTTGGTGTAACACCTGCTGCAACTGCTACGTCAGCGTTGTTGAACACGTCAGTTTGTGCTGATGCACCAGCATTGTCAGACTGAATCTCGTACACTTGGTGCGGACTGTCTGTGATAAATGCTTTAATATCTGTAGCGGTATTACTACCTCTAAGATTGTTAGCAAATGTCGGCTTGCTAGTAGTGGCATCAGTAAAAAATACACCTTGAGCTGAACCTATTAGAGCTCCGTTGTCAGTAGCTGCTGCGATACCAACTGTTCCAGTGTTAATAACTTTCATCAAGTCATTTTGTGAAAAAGCTGATGCACAAGCTGCGACTTCAAATTCTGTAAGTCCAGAGTTCATCGGTGTACTACCCAAAAAGCCAATTGGTTTTAGTCCAAAGGCTGCATCTTGGTTAGCCATATTTGTTTTCTCCTTGTTAAAGTTTATTTTGTTGGAGAAAAATCGTTAAAAAATTAACTCTTCTTCGTACCACCAAAAGTTACACGAGTCTGCCTCTCACTATTGATCGGCATACTTGGGTGCTGTTCCTTCATCAAGTCCTTGTCGATGGCGTCTGTTTTTTCTTGAGTCATTCTTGCAAAATACTCTTTTCGCGCCTCAACGACTTCATTAGGTATCCTTCCCAGCAGAAGGCCTCCTACTCCGATCACGCCCTTGTATTTACCTTCTTGTAAAACTGGGTAATCACTATCTGGATATTCCTCTGCTCTCACGAGCTCGAAACCAGATCTTAAATGGCCAGACATATTTTTAGTATCATCAAATCCTAAAACTTCTGCTCTTAACCATCTGTGTTTATACCCATCAGGTGCAGGGGGTGCATCTAAAGATGAGGGTGGAGTCCAAGTAGTTTTCTTAACTGTTTTAGCTCTACTTTGGCTCGCACGAGAAGATTTCATTTTTTCGTTTTCCATATGCCTTATACCTCCTTCGTGAGTTGTAATTGTTTCGCATATTCTTCTAATGGCACACCTAATTTTTTAGCGATTGTTACCTGTGATGGTGTGAGCCTCACGGTTTTGCGACTAGGTTTTACACTGCGCTTCGCTGAAGCTACTGTTTGTGTAGGTTTAGTCGTTTCCTTAGTTTGACTACTATCAAACTTGTGGGGAAATTCAAGCCTTATTCTTTTATCAACTTCCGTATAATAATCATCAGATTTAGGATCATATCCCTCTTCTTCTGTAAGTTTTTTATGTATATCAAAAGCAGTGTAAGTCATAGCACTATCGGTTCCAAACCATCTATTTTTAGCGGCCCACTCCTCTGCTTTTGGGTCTACCTCTGGAGTTGGAGCAGGTGTTTCTAAGACTTTTTCATTTTTATCTTCTTGAGGTTGCTTTTGAGCCGCCTCTAAAGCAGCTTTTTGTTGATTAATTCTTGCCTCTTGAACACCTAATCTAGCTATTTCTTTTTGAGCTTCAACCTCGGACTTAATGTCGCCGGTTTCTCTAGCTTGACTTAGTTTAGCAACTGCAGCCTCAATACCCGATTTAACACTAGCCTCTAATGACTGAACATAGTCTGGTTCTATTTTTAATAATTTACTTTCAGCTGCTTTTTGTTTTTCAAGAACACTTTTTGCGTATCGTGTTGCTTCATCTCTTTGTCTTTCAGCTTCACGCATTTTTTTAGTTAACTTAGCGATTCGTTTTTGAACACCTTCGCTATAGTCATCTAATTCTTTTTTAGATTCTTTAGGTTCTTCGCTTTTATCTGATTGCTGAGTAGTTTCATTTTTAACATCTTCTTGTACATTCTCCTGTTCGCTAACTTGAAGCTCAGGCTGCTCACTAGGTTTCTCAGATGTATCCGTGGACTCATTATTGTCCTGATTATTTTTATCATTAGTTTCCTCCTTTAATTCTACGTCCACTTCTGGACCAGATGTATCTATATCCACTATCTCTTTATTTTCTGTATTCATTTTATTTTCTTCTGGCATAGCCTTCTCCTATGTTATAGCACGTGAAGCAAGGACTCTGGATCTGCGATCGTTCCTAACACTTCATCATCGTTTAATATGCGGACTTCTCCGCCTTCTATTGGTAATCTTGATCCTGCATATCTAGCAAAGATCACCCAATCTCCTTTTTTGCACCACGGGTCTTTAAATTTATCTTTGTCTTGATAACAAAGCGGACCCATTTTTAATACATAACCACAAGTGGTTGCAATTCTAAATTTATCTAAAGCCTCTGGTGCAATAATAATCCCACCTTTAGTTTTTTCTTTTGGTGTAAAAGGTAAAACTAAAAGTCTCCAACCCGATGGTTCTGGTAGTTGATCCACCTGGCTTTTAATATTATCTGGATTTAAAGGCTCTGGTTTAGCCTCATCTTGTTTTTTATATTTATCCTCAAGTGCGAGTTTAATCTTCGGTGGTTCCGAGTTTAATAACGTTTCCTTCATCTTCTTTTTGCTCCTTTTCGTCTAGCAGGTTAGAGATTTCCTGTAGTGTTAATTGATAAGTTTTTATCTGTCCCAACATATAATTGTATTTCTCCATGTTGTCAACGCCACCTGTGCATATTGCATCAACAACACTTTGCATATTTTCTTTTAACAGTTTTTGTAGTTTAGCTACAATAAATAGTCCGTCCATTATCTTTCTCCTAGTTTCTTTTTAAATTTATGCACTCTGTTTCGAGCGCTTTTTTCTAACGTTTTATCTTTCTTCTTTAAAGCTACACCAACGTCACGCCTAGCTTCCATTAGTTTTTTAACTAATCCTTTTTTATAGGGTCCTTCTTTTAACGGGGATTTTTTATATTTTTTACCCTTAATCTTTATAAATTTTGACATTAATTAATTTTTTCAATTCGCAATATTTTATTATCTTTTGATAATTCAGCTTTTACTCTTGAGCACATGTAAAGCACCGTTGACCCACTGTTTCTTGAAGCTATTCTTTTTTTCTTTAAACACTCAGATACGGTTGGAGTATAGGTCATTTCTTTTAATTCTTGAGGGTCTCCAATAAACATAAGTAATGCCATAATCTCTATCATTTGCCATTCTTCCTAACTAACTTCTCTACATCTTGTTGAAGTTTTTCTATCTTTTTAGTTGCTTCTGTTCTGCGCGTTTAAGTAAGTCTGCTTCCATCAATTGTTTAGATGTCTCCAGATTATTGATACGTTCAACAATACCAAAGTATGCCCACACTCCAACTGCTACGGCAGCCACAATGCTAATTAAGTTTCTAACTGGCATAGAGATATGTGTTGATTCTGAAATCTTCATACTTTTCTAGTTTTCCTAATCGCCTCTTTTCCTTTTTTAAAAATAGAAGCAACTTTTGATTTACCCATCACCTTTGCTCGTTGTTCACCGACTGTTAAGATTTGAATTTTTCTCGCAAACGGTTTACTAATCTTTTTAACCTTCGCCACAGTCGCCCTGGCGTCTTGCGGAGTCGCGAACTTAATACTAACAGTATCCTTTGGATTTTCATCAGTATATAATCTCCTTCCTGAACCTTTAGGCTTTTTTCCCGTTCCTACTTTTGGATCTTTTGCCATAACTCATCTCCTTTATATGTTTTTCTATAATCTTACCTTGTCGTTTATGTAAGGCAGATGCTTTCTTAAGTTGCTTGGCAACTTTTTTTATTTTTTTAACCACGTTTTTTCTCCTTCTTTTTTGCTTTTGATGGAAGCAATCCTTTATTTACGGCTCTAGCTCTTTCACTAAAACCTAGTTTTTTACCTTGTTTTATTTTCTTTTTGATTGTTGATACTTTAGCAACCATTTAACACTTCCATCTTCTGCGAGCCTGTCTTAGTCTTGAATTAGGATCTTTTGCAGCCTTTGGAAATTTTTTCATTTGTCCCGCACTTCTTGCACAAAAGGATTTACGTCTTTTGGCAGCTTTTGATCCTGGTTTGACTTTGCCAGTGACCGCTGTTTTTAATTTAGAGCCAGGGTTTAATCTTCTATAGGCAGCGACCCCAGCTTTTGTCATGCCTGCTCCAGCCTTCGTTGGCCTGAAGTTCTTTTTATTTCTTGCTGGCATTTTGCTTTGCCGTCTCATTTTATTAAATCCTTGTAATATTTATCTAACATCTTTTTTGTTGATGGTTCTAGAATAGGTCTCACCTCTTTATAATTTTTAAATTTTTTCTTACCCGGTGCCTTAGTTACTTGTTGTGGCATCTTTGATCGATTAACCACCATGTTAGACCATTCCTTTGTAGTACTTGACAAGACTTGGGTTGGAGACTTTAACACCTCCCAAATCTCCACGGATGTAACGACCACGATAAGGCTCAGTAACACCACCAGCAGCTTTTTTAACCCTTTTAACAATGGTAGGAACATTAGTG